TCAGCTATGTATCTTATATATTGTTTCATCTCCTCTTTAGATAAGCCTTGTATATCACCCATCTCAAATACTAAATCTAAAAATTTATCTTCTAGTTTTACCATCTCTCTGCATACTTGATAGATTTCTTTCTTAAACTCATCTGTCCAAAGATGTAAGTTTTCTTTTATAAATTCTCTAAACAGTTTTGTCATGGCCTCAACGTGCATAGACTCATCACGTATACTGTAGGTAACTATCTGTCCCATGCCTTTCATCTTACCAAACCGGGGAAAGTTTAAAAGAATTACAAAGCTACTAAAGAGTTGTAGCCCCTCAGTAAAGGCAGAATAAACGGCTAGGTTTTTAGCAATAGATTCTTTGTCGCTAAGTTTAAGAGGAACATTAGTTATATACTCATGCTTCTCTGCCATAGCTTCGTACTCAGAGAAAGCTTTATATTCTACGTCAGGCATACCTACTGTATCAAGAAGCAAACTGTAAGCGTGTTGATGGATAGACTCCATGTTAGCGAATGAAGACATCATCATCCTAGACTCCGGCTTTTTAAATACACGCATATATTTATCTATGTAACCAGAGGCTACATCAACATCTGATTGAGTAAACAATCTAAAAATTTGAGTTAGCATATTCCTTTCTGAGTCGTTCATCTCTTGCCAATCCTTTACATCATTATGCAAAGGAACATCTTCTGGCAACCATATCATTTGATTCTGTTGAACGTAGTAATCAAACATCCACGGGTAATCAAAAGGTTTATAATACTCTCTAGTTCCTAGCAAACTCATTCTTCTTTCTCCTTAGTTAATTCGTACTCCCAATACTCTACGATCATTCCTTTAGGCACGACCATTATAGCATTGACATATTTTTTGTCTTTAGAATTATGGTAAATATCAGTTGCAAGAATAATCTCATTTTCATTATCTGATACTAACCACCCTACTGTAGAACGCAATACAGGCTTTAGTTTCTTAGCATCAGCAATAAGAACATCCTCGGTATCTATCCAAGCATCTTCCCATTTAACTTCTACAACTTTAGCCTTCACAACTTATGCACCCCTCTTCTTCTAAATTAATCTTAGGTATTTTGATATTTACATTTTCTGTATTACGTGCTGCATCAGAGCGTAGGTAGTATAAAGATTTTAGTTTGTGTACTCCCGCCCAGTGTACATCATTTAAGTACTGCAAAAAATCATCATGTGTTTGTTGATCTGATTCTATAGGAGGAGATTTAAAAAACAAATTAACACTCTGACTTTGACAGATATATTTCTGACGCATAGAAGCATGTTCTATAATCCATATCTGATTTATTTCTGGTGCAGTTTTAAATATTTCTTTTTGTTCATCAGTTAATATATCTAAGTGTTGAACTGATCCTTCATGGGCTGCGATGTCTTTCCATATCTCTTCTCTTTTCTTTCCAGTAGGAACAAGCTCATATAACAAATCATCCAAGTACTTATTCTTAACTTTAAAACTTCCGGTCAATGTTTTATGTGTGTAAACATTAGCCCTGTTAGGCTCTATAGAGGGGCTTGTGCCGCCACATATAATAGAACTAGAAGCATTAGGAGCTACTGCAAGCAAGTGAGCATTACGTTTCTTACTGCCCTTCATGTCAGGACATTCGCCACGTTCTTCAGCTAACCGCCTAGAGGCTAACTCAGCCCTATCTTTTATTAAAGAGAAAGCTTTGTTGTTAAAAGAAGAAGCATACATACTTTCAAAAGCAATGTTATTTTTTTGGAGATAACTATGAAAGCCCATTGCCCCAAGACCTATTGATCTTTCTCGCATAGCTGAGTAAGCAGCTTTGTTGTAGCCCTCTTGCTCACTTACTGCATCTATAAAGTTTTGTAAGACATTATCTAGCATGGTTACAAGATCATTAATAAAGTTTTCATCTTTAGACCACTCATCATAGTACTCTAAATTTACACTAGACAAACAGCACACGGCTGTTCTTTCTTCATTGGTAGGTAGTGTTATCTCAGAACAAAGATTACTTTGTTTTATTTCTAGACCTAATTTCTTTTGCTCTAAAGGTAAGGCGTTGTTACAAGTATCTATATTAACTATGTAAGGCTCTCCAGTTTCCATCCGGGTTTGTAGTATTTGAAACCATAAGTCTCTGGCCTGTACAATCTTTACTGCTGTATTAGTTTTAGGATCAATCAACCGCCACTCTGATCCCTCTTCTACAGCCTTTAAGAAATCATTAGTTATATTAATTGCGTTGTGAAGATTCAAACATTTTCTGTTTAAATCTCCACCAGTAGTTTTACGCATGTTAATAAACTCTTCTACCTCTGGATGAGATATATCTATGTACGCTGCATAGCTGCCCCTTCTAGTAATGCCCTGATTGAAGGCTAACATCTGAGAATCTACAACGTGCATAAAGGGTATTGATCCAGTACTGCGACTCCCGTTAGAAGTATCCACACCATTGCTGCGAACATTACCCCAATATCCACCGATGCCTCCACCTCCACTTGCAAGCCATATGTTTTCATCATAATGGCTAGATAGCCCATCCCTAGAGTCAGGTACATAGTTAAGAAAACAACTGATAGGTAGACCCCTACTAGTTCCCCCGTTAGAAAGTATAGGAGTACTGAAGCTAAACCAATGATTACTAGCGTACTGGTAAAGTCTCTGTCCAAGATCAAAGTCAATATTTCCTTTATAAGTAGAGCCAAATATACTGGCCCTTGCAAAAGCTTGTTGAGCATGTGTCTCACCTTCCCATAGATACCTGTCTATAATAGTTTGTTTACTAAAAATGTTTAATATTTTATCTTTATCGTAGTCAATATGAATACCTAAATATGGCTGAACTCCTATTTTCTCAGTCATTGGTATGTTTCTCCTTGCGTTTAACTTTTTGTTTTTTAGGTTTAGGTTTCTGTTGATTTCTTTTTCGGTTATATTTTTCTGTTCTTTCTGCTTTACGATCCCACATTGTCCTATGCCTTTGTGACTTCAGCTATAAGTTTTTCAAGATACCATTTAGCTTTCCGTAAATCTTTAACATTATCTTTGTATCTAAATCTCCATACATATTTTAATACATTGCCGCGCAAGTAACCTTCAAACTCATCTTTAGATGAAGCAGCTTCTATGGCTTCAATACATTCTACTTTGCCATTGTTGTAGTGTACTGGGTGATTAACTTCATCGACTGATAAAGTAGATGTAGTTGTTGTCCTGCTCATGTTGTTCCATTCTTGAGGTGTTATGTTATCAATACTCATAGTGTCTCCTATTCACTTTCAATATTTAAAGTATTATCTTTTCGGTAGTTTATATCTACCCATTCACTTGGTAAAGAGTCCTCACTATACCATTCAAATCCATTTGCGGAGGCCCATTCTCCATGACTTCTTTTAGTACCATCTTTTCTCCTTTTAGCCTGTGGCATTGGAGCAGAAGGATTGGCAAACAAAAATACTAATTCTGTATTAGGCGGCAAAGCTTTATTAATCCATATGTATTTACTGTACTCAGCAAAATCCCAGAACCTACCTTTAGCTTCTAAAAGAATTATCTTGTTACCCATAATTCTAACGAAGTCAGGTTCATATACATGCTCTATTATATACGCCACCTCTTTAGTATGATGATCCCATTGTTTTAATAATCCATTATGAAGTTCATGTTCCCAATTAGAATCATAACTAGGAGGAACATTCTTTTCTTGAGGCCGCTTAACTCTAGGTTTTCTATAACCCTTTCTAATTCTTTTCTTCAATGTCTTTTAACCCCACTGTAGTAACGTCCATGTTAGTCCTCTTAACTAGGGCTTTTACTTTCTTAACTGTCCATTTAAAAGAGTAAGCACTTAATCTAAATTGATTGTTAGCGAAGAGGTGTGTCTGTGGCGATAGATAGGAGAGTATATTTTTTTCGTTTATACTCTTTGATTGTTCTTCAGATACTAATGACTTAAACCATTCAGCTAAAATAAGTTTAGATTGTCTCCGTATCTTCTTGCAAGTCTTTAAATTCATGGTCAACCTCCTGTACTTTAGGCTCTGTTACAACTTTTGTTAGAAACGCATAGCCTTTTGAATATTTAAATATCCGTAATCCTTTACCATTGTTAGAACTCTCATAACATTTAAACTTATGTGGACACCAACCACAATTCTTATTTATCTTTTCATTACCCTTTACTCCATCAGGTACAATATTAAAACAATAATCTTGTGGCGGCTTATCTTTTTTAAGAGCAGCCTTAATAGTTTTTATTTTGTTTTTAATGTTAGGTTTATCTAAATCTTCTGGTTGATAGAAACAAAGCTCACCACTTTCTTTATTGATAACAAGAAGTCCACCATTGCTTGTACCTTCTGACTCCTCATAACCTGCAAGCTGTCCTAAGTAACCAAAGGGATCATCATCTCTTAGTGTTCCGTTTTTAAATTTATTAAACGCAAACCCGGAAGAAGTTTTAATATCAACAACTTCATCATCTATAATGCAATCTATGTGTCCGGTTATGCTATCAACCACAACTTGTTTTTGTTCTCCAGTTAGATCATGCCCAGATATAACAACAAAAAGTTTTACTAATTCCTCAAGCATGTGGCCGTAGAGAAATTTAATTTGAGTTGCAGGATTAGGTTTAGATACTGATTGTTTGTCGTTATATTTACTATCAAACCATAAACGTCTAGGGTGCTTACCTACGTTAGACATTCTTACAGAAAAATTAGAATCTCTTTTAGTTGGATTAGCCCAAGAGCGCATGACATCTTTCATAGCCTCGCCAAAGTTTTCTATCTGTTGTTCAGATATGTTTAAAGCTTTACCATCTGATAAAGGTTCTATAGTTTTATATATGTCTTGAACTAAGTCATCCATTTTCTATGCCTCACGAATCTGCACTTGCGACTCTTTGAATTGTAATGTAAGTATTGCACATTTAGTTTTTTCTGTATATCTGTTTTAGCTGAAAGCCTACCATCTTTGTATGATTTAACATCTATTAAAGTTACCTCTCCTTCTGGAGACATAGCTACAATATCTACTGGGCCTGTACAGCCACAGTTTTTAAAGACATGATAGCCATTATCCCATAGCCATGTAATAGCATAATGCTCTGCTAGATCACCTATTCTACTTGGATCATGTTTCATAATACTAACCTGTATTTATAAAGTGTTCCCTTTATATGCTTTCTCTCTACTGTGTAGCTACCAAATTTAGGCATTCGTAAGTTTCTCATACAGGCAGAAGCTCCTGAGCCTGTCATTCCTACTTTCTTAGCCAGAGTCTCTAAGGTTATCCACTTTCCATCTTTCATAGCGTCATATATTTTTTGATGACTTCCTTTTAATTCGTTGCCTTCTATATCATAAGCCTTAGTAAACATCTCTACTTGACTATTTAAATTATCAGTGTGTTTCACTCCAGTTATCTCCTATATGATATTCACCATCTAAAGGACACTTCATGTCAAACGCTAGTCCCGCTTCTTGTATAGCTTTAACTCCTAACTTACCTACTGCATCAGCATCTTTCTCAGCTACTTCTATCTGCCATTCATCATGGATGTTAGCAACAAAGTGTGCGTCTAGTTTATGTTCTATAATGTATTGGTTTAAAAGCTCTAGTGCTTTCTTCATTACTATACTACCACCGCCCTGTAACAAAGCATTGAGGGCTGAGTGTGCTGATCTAATATAAATCTTACGACCATCTAATCCTTTGATGAAACCTTTTGCTGCTGCTCTCGTAACTCTATCCTTGAGACTTCTAAGTGATGGGAGATTAGTGAGGAAACGTTGTTTAAGTCTTTGACCATCTTGTCTACCTCCCCCAACCACTGTTCCAAGTTTTTCATTTCCCGCTCCGTATATGAAGGCATATATGAAAGTTTTAGCCTGACTTCTTGATTCAAGTCCTGCAAGGTTTTGATTAGCGGTGTGTATATCGCCGTGTAAAATTTCATTAGTAAAGTCCTCATCGTTCATGTAGTGTGCAAGCATTCTTAGTTCTAAACCAGAAGCATCTATACCAACTAGGTTATAACCTTTAGGCACTGTCCAACAGGCTCTACAATCAGTACCATATGGTGCATTAGAATTAGGTACTTGAGCAAGGTTAGGTTCTCTGTGAGTCATACGCCCTGTAATTGTACCATTAGGATTAACAAACCCATGTACTCTATCTTGATCATCTGCATTGTCTAACCAAGATTTGATCTGTGCTATACGCTT